GACATCAGCTGTAAGCCCGCTTCAGAAAGAGGTGTCAAGGAGCGTATCCATAACTGCAAGAGAATCGACGTACGAACGTGAATATTTTCAGAGTCACATAAAATAGACGCTTTAATTAATTAGAGTTAAATTAACAATACCTCCATTATTAACAAGATGCTCCGTCTCATGAACCGCTCCAGTATCTTTATCTACTACGCCGAAAAACAATGATCCTTTTTCAATTACTGAGTCGATTTTCTCGTTTACTGAAGTTACGTTCACGTTAATTGATTCTTTAAAAGTAGACATTTCATTGTAAAATTCATAAATTGCATCGCCAAAAAAGAAATAGACAAGATAGAGAGAAACGATGATTAAAACATAAAGCAAAATAGTGAATAATATACTAAAAACTCCTCTAACTAACGGATTACAACAAACACAACGGAAAAGGTGATAAAACATTTCCATAGTAACTTTAAACAAACCAAAAAATACAAAGCTAATAATCATTAAAATTATGTGACCACATTTACCGTAATTGCGTCTAACAACAGGATCGACAATTTCTTCAACATCATGTTCGAGTTTCTCGAATTTCTCGTCTATGTCAGAATCAGATAACGGATGTTCCAATATCTCATCAAAGTTACTGAAATCTTGCATAATTGGTTTTACTACATTATATTGTGTTTTCGCTAACTCAAAAGGACAATGAAAAGTATACGTATCAATATTAACTGAAGTTTGTGGATTCATAAAATTAAAGGATTTAATGTCAGCAACCAGTGATATAAAACCAGATAACAAACGAGTATAATAATCAAACGTCTAATTTCAAAGAAGAGAAATCGTTCTTGATCACGTTGTCAACGTTACCAACAACTCTGACTTTGAATTTACGATATCTTTTCAAATTAAGGTAAGATTCACTACCATTGATTCCTCTTAACAAAACAGATTGATACTGTCCTCGTGCGTTAGTTGTTGTAATTACTTTGAATAGTCCATCTTTTTCGATTCGTTCCTTAATAACATTAGGAGTATCAATTAATGATTGAAGTTGAAATCTGAGTAGATCAAAGGGATAATTATCAAAGGTAGCCAACTGGTAGTAAATATGATTGATTTTAGTATGAGTAGCTCTTGTACCAACTGCAAACTCGTATCCGATGATTGAAATAAGAAGTGGACGATATTTTTCGATAGTCAATTGACGGTCGTAGGAATTCGGGTTTTCACCAAGATGTACAAGGAATCCTTTCATGAACATTTTCAATACTTGAATAACTGCGCCTTCACCTTCAAGAATATCTTCGCTAATTGAGTCTTCTGATTCGCGGCACATAATTGGCAATAATGGTAGTTCACGAATGATTTTTGCTGGTAACTCTGATAAAGTGGATTCGATTTTATTTTCTTCTTGTTCAGTTTGTCCTTCAACATGCTTTTTAAAGTATTCCAAAACGACTGTGAAATCTGGGGACTTAAGGCTAATTGACTCCGATCTTTCATACTTATTCAAATCAATTTCTTCAACGATGATAGAATAATTCTCACTTACATAGTTTGAGGCGGTGTTAAAGTCACGCTCAAGTGTTGGAAGGTGTGAATAATCGAAACCACAATAATGAGTTTTGTCGAAGTGGGTGCCATTTAAAAGGTAGTTAATTAGGTCAAAAATGCCGTCGTCCAAAATTGGTATCTTCTTGGTTGAAATTCTTTGTTCATTATTTGAAATTTGTTGTTGATTGGTTGTTTTTTGTTGTTGGTCGTTTTTAATTGTTATTTCTTCTATTTTATATGATCCAAACGTTCTCCGTTCTAGGTCTGCCATTCTCTTACGCTCTTTCCTGCAGGAATGTGTCAGTTCCAGGCTTAAAAACTT